GAGGCTTTCTTTCACCACCAAACGAATCAAAAAGGCATTGAGATGGCTCAAGACGGTACAACTAGGCTCCAACTGGTTCAAAGTGGCTCAGATAGGCTCCAGCAGGTTTTGGAGCCCATCACAGAAAAGCTTTATGGCTCCGTGACTCCGAGAATCCACTCACGGCTGCGTCCCGAGCTGCCCACGCGTGGACAAGAGCTCATCGACTTCAGCAATAGCATCGGATTCCCTTTGATGCCGTGGCAAGAATGGCTGGCGATTGAAGCTCATCGGATCAAGCCGGACGGCAGATGGTTGCATCCGCTGGTTCAACTTGTCGTCGCGCGCCAGCAAGGTAAGACGACATTTATGAAGCAAAGAATTCTCATGGGATTATTTGAGTGGGATAACAAGCTTCAAATTGGTACAGCTCACAGATTGACGACTTCGCTGGAGACTTTTCGTGATCTAGTTCAGACGATTGAATCAAATGACGGCTTGGCAAAGCAAGTCAAACGAATACGGTGGGCTCATGGATCCGAAGAGATTGAATGTCTCAATGGAAATCGCTATATGGTCAAAGCTGGCGCTTCGGCGGCTCGCGGTATCTCAAAGCCGTCCACGGTTCACATCGATGAGACTCGAGAGCTTAAAGACGAGACGACTTGGGCTTCTCTGCGATACACAATGATGGCGGCGGAGAATCCACAGCTGTGGAGCTATTCCAACGCCGGAGATCAACACAGCCTTGTGCTCAACCAAATTCGCGAGCGCGGAATCGGCGCAGCTGGCGGATCCACGGATGACATTGGATATTTCGAATGGTCGAGCGACTACGACAAGATTGACGATTCCCCAAAATTTTGGGCAGGAGCGGCGATGGCAAATCCCGCACTTGGTCACACCGTACACATCGACAACTTGCAAGCCGTGATGAATGATCCGGCAGATGTTGTCCGTACCGAAGTCTTATGTCGATGGGTGCAGACAATCAGCTCTGCAATTCCAGCTGGCGAGTGGGCAGAATGCGGAATGGACGAATTTGAGATTGATACGGAAAATACCGTGTGGATGGGCTTGGACTGTTCACCGGATCGTAGAGATGCAGCTCTCGTCATCGGTCAGCGGATAAACGATGAGGAATTCTTCGTCAAGCTCTTGCGGACTTGGCACAACCCGATTTCACTTGATGACAAAGCAATCGCCAACGACATCGCCGATCACTTCGCTGAATATCCGGTCGAAGTGTTGGCGTACAGCCGCCGGACATCGTCAGCGATAGCGGCTAGACTTCAACCAGCCGGAATCCCAATCGCAGACATAGACGGGGCTCTTTACGGTCAAAGTTGCGACGAACTTTTGGGAGCGATTTCATCAAAGAGACTTCGACATGGACAGCAGCCGGAATTGACGAAACAGATCCTTTCAGCTGCGAGGCTTCCATTCGGAGATGGCGGATGGACTATTGGACGCAGAGCTTCTCAATCGACTGTGTGTGCGACCGTGGCTTGTGCGCTCGTCACACATTACGCGACACGCCCACAGACGGATCTTGACATTATGATCGGTTAGCAGTATCAGATCCGTAAAATTGGCGCATGGCTCTTAAAGATTTCTTTATTACGGCTCCAACGCCTATCGCTGAAGCTATGGTTGATGCTTCTCTTGCGCCTATTCAATCGATTGATTCGGTTGGAGCTCCATTCTTCGCTGTCGGACAAAGTGCTACACGATCCGAAGCGATGGGCGTTCCCACAATTGCTCGCGCTCGCGGAATCATTTGTTCAACCGTTGCAGCTTTACCGCTTGAGACAAAAGTCAAAGAAACAAATGAAACGGTATATTCGCCACGCGTAATTCACCAACCGGATCCACGAATCACCGGTGCAGAATTTTGGGCGTGGATTGCTGAAGATTTACTTTTTCGTCCAGCCGCTTATGCTCGCGTACTTTCACGCTATGCAGACACCGGACGCATTCAAGCGATGGAAAGAATTGCACCGGAGCGCGTCACAGTTGAAACGAATTCGCTTGGTACAGAAGTCGAAGCATATCGAATCGATGGATTCTCAATTGCTCCCGAAGATCTTGTGGTATTTGGCAATATGCAAGAAGGCTTGCTCAATCGCGCTGGTCGTACCGTTCGCGCAGCTCACGCACTCGAAAGAGCCGCTTACGATTTCGCTTTGAACCCAATTCCACAAATTGTCTTGTCGTCCAATGGCGTACAGCTTCCCAAAGATCGCGTTGCATCGCTTATCAATGCTTTCAAGAATAAAGCTTCAAAGGCTGTCACATTCTTAAATGCAGACATCAAGATGGACACAATTGGGTACGACCCAAAGAATCTTCAAATGAATGAGGCGAGAAATTATCTCGCTTTAGAGCTCTGTCGTGCCATCGGATTACCGGCATGGTTCGCTTCAGCTGATCCATCATCGATGACATATTCAAACGCTGTCAATCAAAGACGCGATCTTATTGACTTTTCAATTCGTCCGGTGCTCACAATTATCGAACAGCGTCTTTCACTTACGGATTTCACTCCAGCATCACAGTATGTCCGTTACGACCTAGACGATTTCTTGCGCGGCAATCCTTACGAAAGAGCGCAAGTGTATGAAATTCTCAACCGCATCGGTGCGATGAGCATCGAGCAAATTCAAGAAGAAGAGGACATGATCGGATGAAGCTAACTACTCCAATGACAATCACAGCTGCGGATTCTGAATCTCGCACAATCACCGGACGCATCGTTGCATTTGAAGAAGCGGCTAACGCTTCAACAGGCAAGGTTGTCTTTGCAAAGGGATCAATCGAGCCGAAGAATGTATTTCTCAATCTTGAGCATGATCGCACACGCCGAATCGGAAAGACGATGGAGATGTCTCTTGATGGCGACGGCGCTATCAATGCCACATTCAAAATTGCTAACACAACAGCCGGAACCGACGCACTTGTCGAAGCGATGGATGGACTTCGCGATGGATTCTCAATCGAACTTGCTGTCGATGATTACATCAATGAGAAAGACGGCACAATGCGCGTTCTCGCTGGAGAATTGACTGGCGTTGCACTTGTATCAGAGCCAGCCGTCCGATCAGCTCGCGTCGCTGAAGTAGCAGCTACCGAAGGCGAAGAAGATTCTGAATCCACACCGGATGCAGAAGAAACACCAACAACAGAAGGAGACGAAGTGGAAAACACCGTCACAAACGCGGAAACCGTCGAGACGGTAGAAGCCGCACAGTCAGTAACAGCGTCAGTTAAGTCTGTCGCTTACACAAAGCCACGCATCGAAGTAACAGCAGCAAAGTACCTTGAAAACAAGGTTCAGGCAGCTCTTGGATCTGAAGATGCGCGTCAGTACATCATGGCAGCAGACAACACAACAGACAACGCTGGTCTTGTCCCAACTCGTCAGCTTGCTGAAGTTATCAACGGACTTTCAACAACAATCCGTCCATCAATCGATGCAATCTCTCGCGGCACTTTGCCCGATGCAGGTATGACATTCGAAATCCCAAAGATTACAGTTGCACCAACAGTTGCCGTTACAGCTGAAGATGCAGCATTCTCAAATACAGACCAAAATTCTGCGTTCTTGAGCGTGGATGTCAAAAAGTTCGCCGGACAACAGCAATTCAGCGTGGAGCTTTTGACGAGGACTAGTCCTTTGTTCTATGACGAGCTCTTGAGAAATATGGTTGCTGCCATGGCTAAAGCGCAGAATGCGTATGTCAATGGACTTCTCATCACAGGCGCAACAACAGACGGAACAACAGTTGCAACATATCCAACAGCTGCCGAGCTTCTCGGAATCACAGCTCGCGGCGCAGCTTCCGTCTATGGCGCAACAGCTGGTCTTGCAAATCCATTTGCTCGCAACATGATCGTATCAACCGGACAATGGTCAAACATCATGGGCTTGAACGATGCAGGTCGTCCAATCTACACAGCAACCAACCCAATGAACGCTGGCGGCGCAGTAGTGCCAACATCGCTTCTTGGTAATGTCGCAGGATTGAATCTTTATGTCGATCCAACAAACGGTGGCGATGGGGACGGAACAATTCTTGTCGTTAACCCAGATGCTTACACATGGTACGAATCCCCTAGCTACCAGCTCCGCGCAGAATCAACAGCGGACGGAAGCATCACAGTCGGCGTGTACTCATTTGGCGCTTGTGCGACAAAGATTGCAGCTGGCGCGTTCAAGAATAACAAGGCGTAATCCGCCACATTCAATCATCGGCTAGTTCGCTCCCGAGCTAGCCGAGCAGACGAAGGGAAGAGCTCATGTCGCTAGTCACTCCAACGCAGCTAAGAGCTGTCTTACAAGTGAGCTCTTCTCTTTATTCTGACGCATATCTTCAAAAGGTGATTGACACAAGCGAGCTTGTCATCTTGCCACTTCTTGTCTCATATTCTTCAGCTGTCACGGATCGTCAATTGAATGACAATGTGGCGACCCTAACTACCAACACGCCACACAACTACATCGTCGGATCAACTGTTGTCGTCTCAATTGGAGATGCAGTCTTCGATGGCACAAAGACAGTCACACGAATTTCATCGGAATATCTATTTTCATTTGCAAAGACAAATGCAGACATCACAAGAAATGCTGTTATTCCAAACGGCATCACTTATCTTTCGGGCTATGACGCAGCGACAATCTATGCAAACAATCCAGCCGTGTATGAAGCAATCATCGTCGTGTCCGTTGAAGTATTCCAATCAATCAACGCCGCCGGCGGACAAATTGAAGGCGTGGACTTCCAACCAACGCCATACCGAATGGGTCGATCACTCTTGAATCGTGTCATTGGCATTCTTGGCAAATCACTCGACACGGATGCGATGCTGGCATGACAGCTTCATCCATTGCCGTAAATATCCGTGGAGTCTTAAAGACAGCCATCTCCAGCGTAGCCATAAATCCTTACGATTCGGTTCCCGA